ACGTCCATCAAAACTGACTGTTACACTTCCCAAGCCATACTGCATAATACTTCCTTCTGAAGGAATAGAGGAAGATAAATATAATTCCTCAGGTATAGCCGAAAGATCTTCAACTGTTGATGTTCCTGTTTCCACAACATCAGCGGCAGTTCCTGTAACTGTAAAGCTGCCAGAAAAACTATTTTGTAGAGTTGTTCCATCAGCGGCAGTTATTCCATAATTACTTTTAGGAATATAAACAGTATAAGAAGCTCCTGTTATTAGATCAGCAGTTGGCGTTATCCTAACAATTGCATCAGCTGGTTGAGTTAATCCAATGTCAACTGGAGTTTCATTGCCCCCATCTGCCATTGTTCTAAAGAGTGTTACCGCATACGACAATATTGAAGAAGAAGCTACGGCACTATTAAAAGTAATATCTAAAGGTGAATCGTGAGGTACTTCAGAAGCCCCAACTAAATTTTGCTTAGCAGCATTGGAATCATGGTATTCAGCAGATATTACATTAAAAGCCATTATTATGTCCTCATCTATTTTTTAGTTTTTTTTGGTTTTCTTTTTAAAGCCCCACCACCTGGACGAATCCTTGGATTTCCAGGTGATGAGTTCTTTTTATCTGTTTTCTTTGCCATTAAGTGACAAAGCGCAAAGGTTTTACATCTTTGACTGGGGGTTCAGTATCCACTGAAACCGAACTGATTCCTGTCGATTTACCCAAGTCATTTAAGATGTCAGATACACACATCATAACAACATCTCTTGGATGCATCGAAGGATTTTTACCTTCTTTTTCAATACTATAACACGCTTCGACAAACTCTAGTTTGTCCATCTTGTTATCTAATTTAACAAGAACAGCTTCTATATCTTTTACAGCATTTGAAGGAGTTCCAGAAAGAATAGTAAAAGCTTTTTTATAGATTTCGCTATCATTATCAAAACCGATAGAACGATAAGAGAAGGATGGGGTTTTTAAAACCTTTCCTTTAGTTCCTTCTCCAGTATCAGTCCATTTAAAGTGACCTCTATCAGTAGTTACTGGAGGCACTATTGGAGCATTAGTAGGTCTTGCTACATATTCCTCGTCATGTTTTGACACGTAGTCTAAAGATCCTTTTTTAACTGCAGCATCTATACTAGGAAGAAGATCTACACTAATCGTAGAGACTTCCATATAGTTATCTCCATTTTCTATATTCTGTGTAGTAAATGCTTGTAAAGAAAGATTTGCAGTCTGATGTCTCCACATCGCTTCACCTTGAGCTAATCTAATATACTTTTTTCTATTTTTAGCCATTTTTAGGCTCCTTATATTATTATTTAAGTTATGTCAATCGTATACAAAAAGAGGGTGCCGAATTTCTTCAGCTCCCTCTTTTCGATCATCGTACAGATTATTATAACGTTAGGTTATATATTAATCTACGACAGCTTCACTAGGTGCATCACCTGCGAGTGTCTGCTGGTTGACATTGTCAAATACATAGTTATCTTTGATAACCACATCTTTAGCAATTCCAACACCTTTACCTTGCGCTAACAAGGCCATGCCCCAACGTTCTTTAATCTTCATGGCATGGATATCCACTTCTGGATCTTTCCATTCATCCACAGAAATGCCTTCTTTGGTCATTAATAGACCGGCATTTTGAGAATCAGCCATGATTACATCTGTAACGTACACAGAAGAATCTACTGTATTACCTGTTCCACTAGTTGCACCTGCCGCATATTTGACGTGCGGGGATACAATCACTTTTAGAGGTGATGGCAGATACTTAGGCGCAATATTAAAACTTGCTCCTAATGGGTTAAGTGTAGTTACAAAAGGATTAGGACCAGCAACGCCGGTTTCTCCACCACCGTGGATATTTTTACCGGTTGGGTCCTGAGCGTATCCTAAGCCGCCAAAGCCTGTTCCAAAGGTTTGTGCGCCGGAACCGTCAGGAAGACGATTACTGGCAATAACACCATTTGCAAACAAGATTTCACGCATTTTAGGATCGTTCATGAATGTTTTCCAAGCAAGCGGATTCATCAAGAGAGTATCATAGTTGAACCCTCTAAGATAACCATACGCCCACATATCAAAAACGTCATTGATAGTCATGGAACCATTAAAGTCCCCGGCGATATCACGGCCTTTAGTATGTCCTAGCTCGCTAGCAGAAGCAGCTTCACTATTACTAAATAAGGTTTGACCCATATCATTTAATAGTGCAATGCCATATTCTTCTTTATGTCTAGCCAAAGCTCGGCCGGACATTCTGAGCCACATACCAAAAACGTCAAACAAGTTATCGTCGATGACTTCCATAGTTACACGCAATTTCAAACCGTGTTTAGCGATTCCAAGCTGGATTATGTGTCCTTCTCCGTAAGACATATCCGCTTCCGGATATTCTTGACCTTCAGGAACTTCAGCAGCATGAAAAGCGCCAACAGCGCCGATTTCAACAGTGCGACCAGGGCCTTCATAAGCAATCTGCTTGAACAGATTAGGCACGACTAACAAATCTGGTTCAATAGCTTCTTGCACTAAGGAAGTTACAGTTGTACCGATGAATCGTGTGAGGTCTTCTGTAAAGAAAACGTCTTTAAATTCCTCAATACCTTCTTTTTCCATGTGCTTTTCAATATTGAACACGTCTTTGAAGTCGAATCGCAAGCTCATAGCATCCTTATCATTATTTTCATAACCAACAACTCCGTTGTTAGTAAAAATATCATAAATAAGTTTTTGGGCATGAGCCTGCTTTGCTGTTAGTTTAGTCACTTTCATTATTTTATTTCTCCAATATTTAAGTGATTACTTTCTAAAGCAGACTCTCTATGATTATTCATCAGGAGTTCTCCTTCAAAATAGATATTAATTATATTAATACTATTTGTCATTATATATCGAGCTGAATCCAAGCTTCCCCGAACACGCCGCCATTACAGAATTCTAAGATCTTTTCGGCTGGATCGGAACTTGGCCATTCGCCTGCCCATGTGCTTGACTTCTTCAAGAGAGATGCACTAATCGCATTGTATGCAAAATCGTATAGGAACTGGGGTACGCCTTTGGTGCCCGTGCCGGCTACTCTAGAGCCAGCGCTTTCTTCATACACAGTTTGTACTGTGTCTAACAAATCTTTTCCAAATCTGTAGTCTACACCCATTAAACGCCCAACATATTGTATATTTTGAGCAGCAAGAGGCATAAAGTTACCGTAGTAATCAGATTTAAGAAGTGTTCCTGCTAATCCTTCACCGGCTTCGCTATTAAAAGTATAGAAAGAATACTCTTTCTCTACAGATTCATAGCCTAAATCGGTAATCGTATCAGAAGCAGCTGTAGGTGCTGCGGTATCTACGTTTACTAGATCATACACAAATGTAACTACTACTGCAGCAGTAGCAGATTCATCTGTTTTAAAAGTAAGATTACCATTTCCAGCAACTGACCACTCAGTGCCTTCAACAGTAGCAGCAGCATCAATAGTAATGGAAGTAATAGAACCGAATGCTGCGCCTGAGTAGGCTGCGGAATATGTAGCAAAAGTTAATGCTACAGGCACCGAAGCTGCATTAGAAAGATCAATAGTAGCTGAATAAGTACCAGTGATATTTTCATGTTCGTTTTCTGAACTTCCAGAACCAACAGGTACAAAAGTACCAGTTAGGCCCATTACTATATCATACTCATAGGTATCTACAGCAGGAATTTTAATTAATTGGCGACTTAGTAAGCCCCAATTTTTGTTACGCATGTCATAATTAAGATTTTCACCGCGCATGTCTTGATACACGTCATGCTCAGTTACCCCTATAGGATAATTAATCGGCATTTCTGGAGTCGATGCATCCACAGGAGAGGTAACTGTTCTAGCCACCCCACCATTAGCAGGAACCATTAAACCCATAATTCCTTTAGCAACGCCATAGTAATCCGTTCCATCGCCTAGATCTTCATTATTAGAAGTGATTGCCGAAACAATTCTTCCTTTAGGAATAACTACCCAGTCTTGGGTATTTATATCTTGATAACTTTCTGGAAGATGCGGATAGGGCATCAGCGGAAACGCAGGTCGTACTCCATCAGATTGACTGATATTAGGACGTCCGGGAGATACTCTATATCTATCCGGAGCTTTTTTTAACGGTCTAGCTGGAGCACCCTGTGCACTAAAATTAAGTTTATTAGCCATTTTAAGTTACCTCCTAATTAAACGTTAAGTTGAATCCATGCTTCGCCAAATACACCTGGATCAAAGCTACAACAGGTAGAAACAACTTCTGCGGCATCTTTACCAGCAAAATTTGCTTGACCACTGTCGCTAGCTAAAGCTGCAGCCCATGAAGAGCCATTCTTCACAAGAGATTGTCCAATAGCGGCATATGCAAAATCGTATAAGAATTGTGGTACTCCCATGGTACCTGTTCCGGAAACTCTATAAGCTGCATTATCTTCGTATACAGACTGTACTGTATCCAGTAGATCCTTATTAAAACGATAATCTATGCCTAGTAAGCGTCCAACTTGTTGTGCAGTAGAACCAGAGGCATGTGCCATAAAGTTACCGTAGGAATCCGATCTCAAAGTTTGTCCTGCAAGACCATCAGTTGCACCAGCTTTTATAGTTAGCCAAGAAAACTTGGGTTCAACTCCCCAATATCCAGAGGTAGCAGTAAAACCGCCTGCAATACCTGCGGCAGGTGCTCCTTCTGAAGTATCAGCAAAAGAATCGGCAGTTCCTATAAAAGTATCTAATGCAGCAAGATCAACAGATGGAATTTTAATTAACTGACGACTAAGTACGCCATAATTTTTACTTAGCATATCGTAGTTTAAATATTCACCTCGCATATCTTGGTATACATCATGTTCTGCTACGCCTAGTGGTATATTGGCAGGAATAGTCGGGGTTCCTCCTCCCTCTACGGGAGAGGTAACTTGTCTGGCCCATCCGCCATTAGCAGGAACCATTAAACCCATAATTCCTTTGGGAACTCCAAAATAGTCTGCTCCGTCTCCAAGATCTTGATTATTAGATGTAATTGCGGAAACAAGTCTTCCTTTGGGAATTACTACCCAATCTTGTTTATTTACGTCCATAAAACTTTCTGGAAGATGCGGATAGGGCATCAGCGGAAAGGCCGGACGAATCCCATCAGATTGACTTATATTTGGTCTACCTGGGGATTTTTTGTATTTATCGGGTACCGGTTTTAGTTTTCTTGCCGGAGCACCCTGTGCGCTAAAATTAATTTTGTTAGCCATTTTTATTTATCTCCTAGTTTTGTTTCAGATAAGATCTGATAACTTTTCTTGCGTCGCTCATGGCGTTTTCATTTTCTTCTTCACTGTCCAAACCTTCTGGTTTGTCCTCTGAGAGTGTTTCGTTATTCAAACTCTCCGTAGGAGCCTCGACAAAGGTCTCCGTCATTTTTTTAGAGAGATTTCTGAATATTGTTTTTAGTTCACTGAGTGTTTTTCCTTCTAAAGAGCTTTTATAGTCTTTTCTGGAATTCTCAATATCTTCTAAATTAATTTCTGAACAACGTAGTGCTACAGCGTTTTGTACAATTGAATCAACTAGTACCGCTCGCACTCGTTCTTCTTCATCAGAAGATTCTTCTTCAGAATCTTTTACTTCAGTGGAGTCTTCCTCTTCTGTAACTTCTTCTTTAGAAGTTTTTTCTTCTTTAACTTCTTCTTGATCGGCCTGTTCTAAGATAGAATCCTTGGCCCCTTTATTGTATGCTTCTTCTTGAATAGAAGCGATGTACTCAGACATACCGTCTACTGCTAAAGCTGCGACAAGGTCTTCTGGGACATCAGTATTATCATCAGAACTATCAGTTGCTTCTTCTATTTCTCCTGGACTAATTGCGTCAATAGCTGCAAAAAATTCATCTTTTACTTCTTGAGAAACTTCATTATTTTTCTCAATAAGAAGACGAACTCTGTCTAGTTTTTCAGCAGAAGCACTTCCTAGCATTTCAGATAATTTTTCTAAAATAGAATCATCGATTTGTTTCATTTGATATTTCCTCTTATTTAATTCTATTGGATAAGTTCTAGTGACTTTAAAACAGAATCAAAGTCCTGTTCTCGTTTTCTTGCATCCTTAGCATCGTTCAGGGATTTTTCTAATGTCCACTGAGTATATACTAAAATTTCTTGTTTATCTTCTGAAGATAGCTCATCCCATCTTATAACTAATGAGAGGTAGCGCTCCAGATCAGTATCTTTTTGTACTGGCGGATTTGTAGGTTTTTCGCCTTTAAGTTGTGCGGAATTTTCATTGTCCTTACTGCAGGATGGTAGAGAGGAATAATGTCTACAGACACATTCTCTAATTCCATTAGGCTTAGGAGCATGTCTAGCATATGATAATGCTGCTTTAGCTCGTGCCCTTGTATTTACAGGATAACTTTTTGCTGGAGCTCCGCCTGCTTTTCCACAATATGGACCTTTTGTTTTATATTTACCAGCATTACTTCCACCTGCTGGGGCATCTTCATAATCTTCTAAATATGTTGCTTTTTCTAAAAAGGTAGCATATAAATCCATCTCAGCCATAATTGCATCCCAGTCTGCATCATCTTCTGTATTTTCATCACATACCTCTTTATCTTTTTCAGTATCTTGTACAAACAATAAACCTTTAGAGTCTATATATGCTTTTTTATCATGATTTACTGCTTCCCATAGAACAGGATTTGCAATTAGTTCTTCTACAAAGTTTTCCTCTGATATAGAACTATCAGCATAGGCGACCTCTGAATCTGAAAATATTAGAGCTGGCCTATGTGCTTCTTCTTTTTCATGAAATGGTACAGGATTTTCTCCATCCATCATAGTGTATGATACAATCTGTGCTGCACCCTCATTTGAACGATAGTCAGCGGGACTGTTTACTATAGAAACTTCTTTATAGTCCATGGCTCCAATTGACCAGAAGCACTTTTGCTCATTACCAGTTTTTTCATTATCGTAAATATTGCCCCGCATATGTCCACACCATTCTTCAGCAGTTAACATATTTTGATCGCAAATAGAACATTTAACATATTTTAATTCATTTGGAGCTCCATCCATAGGCGCCCCATGAGTAGATACGGTTAAATATCTACCATCAATAATTTTTTGAATAGCTTCTTTATCAGTTACTTTAACATCTAGTTGTGTGAAACCTTCCGATTCTGATGTCTTAATAAAACGGGAAGCAACTACTCTTCCTAGTGGATCTACATCCATATCATGATTTTTTAATAGTGGTTTCTCAAAAGGCTTAGTCCACACATCTTGAGAAACTGCATAAGACATCGCACCAGAATCATAACAGAAACCATTTCTATTAATATAACCTGCATGTGTTGCATCAACAGTTATTAGTAACGAGCTCGGAACCCCGCCGCTAGAAAAATTATACTGAGTACTAAAATCGCTAGTGGTCTCGTCTCTAAAATCGTTTTTAAATAATTTACTCATATGTTTCCTCCGACAAAAGTTCTGGAAATTGATTTATGCTATGTGTCATCTTTTTACACCTAGGGCATTTAACTTCTGTATCAGCTCCAGGAACTATTTTTGCCAGTAATTTATTGCATATTGTGGGTGCACCCCATCTTTCAGATTTTTTTTCATCCAATTCTTGACATCTAAGTTCTACCAAATTAATTGGAACACAGTTCGCTTTAATATTTATATGCGAACAGCCTCTCTTTTGGCACTTTATTTCAACAGCATAAGGACTTTGTTGGTCTTTATACTTACACAAT